CTACATGGAATAGGGTTATATATCTTTCAGGGTGAAGATTTAGCAGATTTAGACCCATTAGATTTAATTAAGAATGTATATGAAACTCAAGGCATTGATGGGGCTAGAGCCGTCTACAATAAGATGGATAATGAAGCTAGAAAGAAATGTCAGCCATTTTTGGAGGAGATAAGAAATAACAATAAGGAGAGTCAAGATGGAACAACGCACTGAAGAATGGCATCAGGCTAGGTTAGGTAAGGTCACAGCATCTAATTTATCCAATGTAACAGCATCAACAAGGTCAGGCGAATCTGCCTATCGTAGAAACTATAGATTAAGATTAATAACAGAACGATTAACAGGTCAGCCAACAGAATTTATAATAAATCAAGCTATGCAACATGGTATTGATACAGAAGATGAGGCAAGAGACTTTTATGTATTTAAATACAATGATGTAGAAGAAGTGGGCTTTATAGACCACCCTACGATAGACATGGCTGGTGCTAGTCCAGATGGATTAGTTGGTGATGATGGCTTAATTGAAATAAAATGCAGACAGCCACATAACCATACAGAAACATTAATCTCTAATCAAATACCAAGCAATTACAAGTTGCAGATGTTTTGGCAAATGGCTTGTACTGGTAGAAGGTGGTGTGATTATGTATCGTATTGTCCGTCATTCCCTGAAGAACTAAAAATGGTAGTTATTAGATTGGAATGGAATGATGAGCAAATCAAATTACTTGAAGAAGAAGTAATAAAGTTCTTAACGGAGGTTGAGGACACCATTAAATTTATTAAGGAGAACAATAATGGCTAAAAAGTTGTATGATATATCAGTAGTAAACGGTAGCTATACCGATGTAGAAGGTAACAAGAAGAACAGATACACTAATATTGGTGTTGTTATGGAAACAGATGATGGTAATTCTTTTGCATTGATTGACAGAAGTGCAAACCTAGCAGGATTTCCATATGATGAAAGCAAAGGTAACTCTATTGTTGCATCATTGTTTAAACCTAATACAGATGGTCAGAAACAAGCACCAAAACGAAATGTTGAATCTGTATCAGAGATGACAGATGACATCCCGTTCTAATTGGGTTTCTAGGGCGATACCTGTTGCTAATTTAAGGTATTTACCTAAACACGCAGTAAAAGTAGGTGGAATTAGGGGTAAAAAAGGATTTGTGACGGTTAGGCTGTGTGCAGACTGGATAAAAAGAGCAGATTCTAAATATAAGGTATTATTTAGGGGGATGTAACTCCCCCTATTTAGTATGAATTACTTGTTGCAAACATACATTGTAACTTCAAAGCCGAAACGCATTTCTGTTGCTGATGGTTTTGTCCACATAATGTTGCCCCTTTCTAATGAATTTGTAATCATTGATTACATGATGTAATTATACTCTCTATATAAATAGAGTATAACAATGGAGAATTATTTTATGCTAAAGAAAATACTTAAATATATTGTTCTTTTCATAATGTTATTTCTTATATTAGGGATATATATACATTATGATTTAATTAAAGAACAGCCTAGACCTGAATTTATTTGTTATAAAGGTAAGTTATTAAAAGCATTGGAAATTGACGATATTTATGTTAAGGTTGTGGGTACTCAATGTGAGTTATTTGAAGATTTAATTATTGTAGACAAGGAGGTAGTGAAGTGAGCGATGCAATTAATCCTGACCACTATAAAATTGGAGGGATAGAAACATTTGATGTCATTAAAGCAAAGTCAACAACAGAAGAGTTAATTGGCTATTGCAAAGGTAACAATAGGAAGTATTTAGATAGACGAGGGCATAAGCAATCTGTGAATCTATCTGAAATAGAAAAACTTAAAAATAGAATAGAAGAGTGTGATAAACAAGCATGGTATTTAGAAAAAGAGAAACAAATCTATACCGAACAACTTGCTAAACTATCTTCTCCTAAATTAATGCCTGATGAGTGGATAGAAGACCCACTGCATGACGAAAATTAAATTGGGAGGGCAGGTATGCCACAAATGTAAACAGCCTGCAAACACTTATGACAAGAAACAATGGTGGTGTGGAAGAGACTTGTCAGCACATGGGATATGTAAGAATGATAACAAGAAGAATAGCGATAGAGGGTGAATGGTTCACTGTTCAGTTTTTTAAAGAGGAGGATGGAAGCATTAGAGTTGAAGTAGAGCATGAGATTAGGGGAAAATACTATAAAATGTATCCTGATAACAAAATAATCCTAGACACAGAGCAGTCAATAGATTAGAATAAGGATAATATAAATGAGAAGTATTTTAGCTGCCTCCAAATCGCATTGCCTACAATGCGTTTACTCTCCAAACGGCTAGGATGCTTCTCTTTTTTTATGTTTGAATATGTATTAGTTGTATATATTACAATGAAACAACCAGAATATATTGGACATTTTGTAGATTGTGCAACAGCCAATGAGTATGCTATGAAGCATTATCCAAAGGCAGAATATACAAGTTGTCTACACGAAGACTATATTAATTTACCATTTGGGTTGATTAAAAAGGAGATTAAATAATGGGTAAGGGTTCATCAGCCAGACCAATCCCCAATCGTAAACAGTTTGAGGATAATTGGGACAAGATATTTGGAAAGAAAGAAACCAGCAAACCTAAACATACCGACAAGAAAAAGACTGACTGATTTAGGTTATCTTGTTGAGAATGTAGAGAAGTATAATACATTCAGTCGCCAGAAGAATGACTTATGGGGGTTTATAGACTTCTTGGCTATTAGAAGAGATGAAGTGTTAGCAATACAGGTCACCTCTAAAGCTAATATGTCTAGTAGACGAAAAAAAATTGCAGAGCATGAAAATGTAGGGAAAGTGCGTGAAGCTGGAATACGCATTGAGTTATGGGGATTTTATAAGGAGGGTAGAAAATGGGAAGTGAAGATAGAAGACTTGTCGTAAAATCAAGATATGACTTTGCTGATTATAGATACACACTAAAAGGCAAAGAGTATAAAAGAAATCAAGCCATTAATATGATACTGGATGTGCTTGATGTGAAAGCAATGACCATTAATGAGTTGTCTGAAATGTTTAAAATAGATGGTCAGCCTATGCTTAATCTGATAAAGGTTATGAGAGAGAATAACTTAATCACCAATACAAAATTAAGAAGAAATGGTCATTACTTATTTAAGTCTCGTGATGACTGTTTATTAGCTAAAGTCATGTATCCTGTAGACAAGGTTGAGCAATCATTTACTGTAAAAAGCTCAAAGAAAAGAATGGTAGATGAAGGAACTTCTAAAAGCGAAATGAGCTCTAAATACAATATTTCTTATGGTAATTCTTATTATAATAGTGTGTATTGGGGTGAGTAATGGAGATGGATAGATTATTAGAGTTGTTGGATAAGTGGAAACGATACATGAACTCTGACAATCATAAGCTAGGTTATCCTAGTAAGTCTCTAGGAATGTCTAGTGGAGGTGAATCTAGTTATGATGCGTTTGATGAGATGTATGAAGATGTAGAAGATACCAATGTAAGAACAGTTGATGCTGTGATTCATAGTCTCCCTAAAGACCAAAAAGAAGCCATTTATGCTCGTTATCTTAATACTAAAAAGCCACAGTTGTATGAATACAAACTACAAATAGCTATAGATAATCTACTCACCATTGTAGGTAGGAGGGTAGGAGCATAATTAACATACCTATATCAGATGAAGTAGCAAGATATAGTTATGATATTGTTAAGCGTTACAGTCTGGGTAATCGTGGTTATGCAGATGGAGGGTTCAAAGAACAAAGAATTGGAGTTGTAGGTCAATACATGATATGTAATATACTAAACTTACACAGTGACTTTAGTGGTGGGTTTGATAACGGAATAGATTTTTTATTAAATGGTAAGACTTATGATGTTAAGACAATGGGGAGAACATCGTATCCTAAAGACTATTATGTAAATAATCTAATAGGTATGCAGGCAAAGTATGAAGTGGATAGGTATGTATTTTGCAGTCTACATAAAATAGACAAAGTATTGACTATATGTGGATGGATAGATAAAGATGAGTTTATTGATAAAGCAAAGTTCTTTGGCACAGGTCAAGAAAGAACTAGGTCAGATGGTAGTAAGTTAATTACTAAATGTGATTTGTATGAACTAGAGAATAAGTATCTAGTGCAATCTAATACTATAGATGAGTTTAAGTCCCAACTACTGCTTCCAGATTAAATTTAACCAGTATTTTAACTGTTCTACCCTCTCTTCATCTGTTAGCTTATCTAACCACTCCTGTCGCTTCCATAGAGGCTTTTTAGAGAGGTTTAATGCTTCACAGTATCTTTGGTATTCTTTGCTGTAATTATCTGTTTGTGAGCCGTCTGGCAGTGTTATATCACGCTTGTTTTTAATCATCTAACTCTGGAATGTCTGCATAGATAGAATCTATTACTATTTCGATAGACGAGCCGTCAGACAAGAAGATAGTCATAGTGTCTTCACCATAAGTAATGGCAACTTCCTCTATA